AAATTCTGCTCCGTACTCCTGCCAGAAATACATATCGCTAACTGTGTTAAATATCTGAGTAATTTCTGGATCACAATCACACGTAATCGATCTATTGTTATGATGCCGACCTTCTATGATATTAGGACACTGTGGATTCCATCCAGTCGGGAAGCTTACAGCGTTTGTCCATGATGGAAGTCTCCATGATGCATACTCAGGAAAGTCTAGATGTTGCCCCAATTCGTATAGACCCTGATACCAGTTAAATCCCTCTGGCGTACTTGGGAAGTCTGCTGAACCACGCTTATCAGTTAGAGCAGGCTGAATGTACATCTGCCATGTGCTCATCTTGTGTTTTGCTGCCTCAGACATAATAACGTGGTCAAGACCTTCACCAACGAGTGAGTCAGGACGTTCTGCCGACTTCACTTCAAGTAGAGAATTCAGTTCTTTGAAGTGAATCCTCATGTTACCTTGCTTGACGTTATATGACTTGTTGCAGTATTTCAGCAAACCTAACTTCTGGAAGTCTCTGTAGATAATCCTAAACTCTTTTTCACCAAGTCCATAGTCAGGGCCAACTATCCAGTTAACTGAGTCAGGCACAAACATCTTGTATGTACCTTCGTGTCCTGCCCAAGTAGACTTACCCCATCTACGACCACAACAAGGGACACGGTATCTAGCCTCACTACGATGAATAGCCCACTGTTCATCCCCATGAGGCTCATAGCTGAGTCTCTCAAACAATGCCTCACGCGATATATTAGGTTCAAATCTTGCCATTATGCGTTTACCCACTTACCTTGTCTTATGAATCCATGACAGCATTTTGGGGTTAAGAACTGTACTGATGGACTTATCTCTAGTGGATCTTCTGAAACTAAATCCCACCAATTAGCTGAATTCTTGAAAAGTTCTTCATATTCAGCTTGGTGTTTTTTCTGTTTGACGTGACAAGCACCTTTATTGCCGTGAGGACAACTAATAAGCAAGACGAGTTTTTCTACATCAGGCAGATTTTCATACTGTGGGTTTAATTTTCTATCGGGATGCCAACCACACCACTCTGCTGTATAACCGTTACCTAAATCTATCTCGTCCATTAAGACACACCAAACAAAAATGGCCCAAGGATAGGTAACTCGGGTGGTATATTTACACGAATATAAAGCTTGTATGTGCCTTCATCCCAACCAGTTGTATCTATTAAAGCATGAACGTCCATACCTGCAGTTTCTAGCACAGTGGTCCAGGCTTGTTTTACAACTTTTTCGTCTTCTGTTGTAAGCTGCTGCTCTACATTAACACCTGTAAGATCAGTAATAGTTCCTAACCGATCTGTAAGTGTTAAGAATAGAACTTCCTTTGTGCCTTTGATTAATGTTTGCATATTATCCTAATCTCACTATTGATGTCAAAATCCTAACAGCGGCTCCGGGCTCATCACCGCTAATATTTTCTACAAAAGGATCTATAGATGATCCACTAGGTAATTTCATTGTACCAGACCAGACATTAAGATTTTCGTCAAGTTGTAAATCTATTTGATTAAAAAATCCAAGTCCATCTAGTAGTATTATTTTAGATGCACCGGATAATCTTTGTATCCGAAAAGAAAATGTCCATGTTCCATCTTCAATTATTGATATAACTGAACTAGAGCCATCGAATGCTACGTTTAAACCAATCCCAGATGGTAATGCAGAAAGAGTATTAAAATCCCAAAAATTGTCAGCAGCGTAATCCCATTTACAGTGGGCTTGATTACCTAATAAACTGACATCAACTGATGTAGCTTGAAGTATAAGGCTAGTAGATTCAAATTCAGCTTTATTAATCCACTTTGTACCGTCAAATTGTAATGTATCGCCTACTTGTGGGTTGCTGAGTAGTACATCAAGTAGGTCTGCTAATCTGTCAATATCATCTGCCACATTACCACCTTCCATTTCAAATACTGTAAATGCTGCAAGCCAGCGAGCGACTGTTTCTGCACCATACCTGCGCTCTAGCTCGGTTGCAATAAATCTTGCTCTGTTACTCATAATACCAATTCAAATCTCTGTTCAAGCTTACTAACATACCATTTTCGTCTAAAACCTTCACATACAAGACTGATAACTTTGACATCGAAGTACTCAATTGGATTAACATACGTAATACCCGTTACAGTAGCTAGGTCCGTGTTTCCCGACGTCTTGCTTTCCGTCGCTGATAGGCTAGTAATACTTCCGGCACTTGAGAAATCAGAATACGCTGCGACTTCTGTGCTAAATGCAGTAGTTGTGCCCGCGATGGTTTGCTGCGCTTCGACATATTGTGCTACTTCCGTGTAGTTGGTAGTTGTTGCAACCGTTGGTGAATCAGCGTCAGTGTACGTTGAGCTATTGAACTCTCCACTTGTAGTTGAAGTTGTACCTGTTGTTGTACTGGCATCTACAAAATCCACCCTCTCGCTACTATTAATATTAGTAGTAATACTACAACTAGAGCTATCAATAAAGGCAGCGAGATCGGAAGTAGCCACCACAGTAGCACTACTAGGAGTATCGTTATCGGTATAACTAACACCATGAACCTCCTGGGCGGTTATTTGTGTGCTTCCTTGCACAGCAGCTGCGTCCACATAGGCTGCAAATTCTAGCGACGACACTATTGTAGTCGTAGAGCCAGTAGATGCATCCTGTCCGGGTGTAGTTATCTGCTCAGATGAGATAACTGACGTAATGCCTGGTATAGTGCTGACCTCTCTATATGCGGCTACATCTGCGCTAGTCAGACTTGTCATATTTGTAGGTGTGTCAGAGTCAATTCCACTTAGTAACTCTGTAGCTGACAGGCTCGTTACATTACTGAGCGTACTGGATTCAACAAATTGTGCAGTATCTTGGGTAGTAGTATCGAGAATAGTATTGCCACTAACGGTCGAACTGTCAGAAGTTCCGTGGAATTCAGTAGATATTGGAGTTGTTATACTGGACGCTGCATCGGAGTCAGTGTACGCTGCGGCCTCTGTGCTAGTTATTGAGGTTCCTGTGGCAAGTACACTATCGTCTGAATATTGGGCAAATTCCGTTCCAGATGGATTAGATAGCGATACAAAAGTTCCTGATTCAATATCAGCCGCGAAATCTGTCGATGAAATAGAAGTAGTACCATCAATTGTAGCTGAATCTGGGATTCCGTGTAACTCTGTTGCCGATACACTCGTCGTATTTGACGTTGTAGTTGATTCGACATAAGCTGTTACCTCTGTTGCGGTTGCTGTAGTTACACTACTTAAAGTTGCTGCGTCAGGTGAAGCCTCTCGAAGGTCTGTACTACTTAAACTCGTTATGTTACTAATTGTAGATGATTCGACAAAAGCTGCAACATCTATTGCGCTAGTCATCGTTGTTGAATTTATTGTACTTGAGTCAGGTATTTCATGTAACTCAGTTGAACTTGGTGTAGTTATATTAATTAGCGTTCCTGTTTCTATGTATGCTGTTACATCACTTGACGATGGCGTGCTTAAACCAGTTATAGTTGAACTATCTGATATTGTGTGAAGTTCTGCACTAGCTACACTACTTGATCCATTAATCATAGTTGCATCTAATGTAGCTGTTAGATCAGTAGAAGATGGTGTAGTTTTTCCTGTAATAGTGGCAGACTCAACATTTTGTGCAGTTTCGACTGAACTAACACTTGATGAAGAGCTTACAGTTGCAGACTCAGTATACGCTGTACCAGAAGGTGTATAGTCAACAGAAAGGCCCATAAAATCAACCATAGCCACACGTGACGATGTGCCTCCAGTTATTGTAACTCTCATAACTGGACCTGTACCTTTGGTTACGGTAGGAGCGTGTGTTACTGTGCCTCTTTCCCACTTCCATCCCGTCGGAAACGTTCCAGCAGCAACTCCAGACCAGAAGTTAGCTGCTGCAGTTGCACCATTAATAAATGCAATATTAGAAATCGTTGGGTTAGATACAACACCCACAGATCCAGTTTTAGCACCAGTTACTACAGGCGCGGCTGTATTAATAATAGGTATTAATACATTTATTGTATCACTTGAGCCAATACCGGCAGCTGTATAAGATTGCAATGTAACATCATAACTAGCTGTTGAACTACCAGCATTTCTTATCTGATGCCCAGCATTAGCAGTAGTGTCTGCTATTCCTATTGGAGGTTCATTGTCCACGCAGTCAAATAGACTGGTTGAAGCACCAGCTGATGTTGTCCAGCTAGTACCAACAGCGCTATCAGCCGTTGGTTTGAGTAGAACTACATGACCATCACCAGGCCATGAATTTTGATTAGCTCCCGTCGAATCATTTGCAGCATAATCATCTAAATAGATAGATAAATTAGCACCAGGGGCATCTATCCATCCTATATGTGTGAAACCAAATGGCTCAGACGAGCTAGTTGTTACTGCATCAGATGCAACAGTAACTCCATCTAATCTTAATTCTGCAGATATTGCAATGCCAGATGCATCTCCTGTAGCAGAGATTTCAATTCTATAAAAAGTTGATGAGTCAGCCACTATTGTGGCACTAGAATCAGATCCGACTTGTGCGTTATTTGCCCATAATTGCAATTTACCTGTAGTAGTTAATTTTATTTTTAAATCCGTCAAAAATGAACCAACCTGTAATATAATTACATCGGTTGTTGGTAATCCATCAAAACAAAAGTAACATCTTAAGAATCCAGTTCTACTTGTAATGGTGGGTCCAGTTGGTATTATATATGATGGATTATTTGATGCCCCACTGTCACATTGCCATGCAAAATTACCACTTCGTTTTATAGTAGACTGAACTACTGCTAATGCAGTTGAATTTGTAAAGACAAGTTCGGGTGTTGATTTGCCTGCGCTAGTTCCTATAGAACCAGTCTCTGCTCCAGAAAAGTTCACTCTTGCCATATTAATATGATTCCCATTATATAATAGAATAAGCCCCAGGCGGTCTAGTGCTTTTAACACCTTGGACAGCCTGGGGCTCCTTTTCTAGTTAATACTCCGTCACTACTCTTGGTAGTTATGGGGTTTGTGTATTAACCAGACTTCATGGTTGCTGTGACTTTTTCAGTATCTCCGTTCGCGAAGTTACGAGTTGCAGCAGTATCAGCAGCAACGTAAATCTGTCCAGCATTGATCGTAGTACCATCACCCATAAACCACGAGTTAGTGGCACCAGGACTAGGTGTACCTGTAAAGGTAAAAGTAACCTGATCCGCTGCCATAGAAGTACCACCAGTAGACAGCGTATTATCGAAACTAGATGAACCCCAATCAATACCCGCCTGTGCAATAGTCCTTGCAACTGCCTGACGAGCATAACCCGCAGCAGTAGTAGAACCTATCTCGTTAACGTTAGTACCCGAGACAGTAGCACTAATAGCCGAGTTACGTGCCATCGCCGAAACAGCCGTAGTCGATAAAGCGATCTCCCACGTCGTAGGCGGCGTAATTGTGCCCGAGTTACCTAAAATGTAATTTAGGTGTAAGTCTGTCCACCGCTGAAATACTATGGTAGCCATTATGCGCCT